ATAGTCATTATCAGTATCGTAAACCTTCCTTGTCCACGTCTTGCCCGTCCACGGGGAGGTGCCGTTACTCAGGGTACCCAAACTAGTAGCAGTAACAGGCGCTGGTCCAGATTTGTCCCCGTAGGCGCTGTATAGCGAGTACGCGCCCTGGGCAGGGCCCAACGCAAAGAACACAAACTTTCCGTCTTCAACGGGTTCAACTCTGGGCAAATATCTGAGCGAAGGCGGGAGCACATGGGGGCCCCACACCACCTTTGCGTCGGAGTCGATTATTACGGCAGCAGTTTGTATATCTTCGTCGGGCCCAGTACTAGCGTTGGCGTCAGCACCCACCGTAGCCAGAAACGAGTACATAATAGCCGAGTAGTTGGCGCTAGACGCTACCTGAACGCACCGCACGTAGCCCTCGCCCGGCATGGAGAACACGCGTGATAGCTGTACTCCCAACGGGGCACCAAACTTCGTGTCTACGGCCGAAGACGAGTCAACAATCTTGGCCGGCGTGTTCCCGAGTAGAAGGCACTTGTCGCCGTTTCCCACAATAGCCGGAGAGGCGGGAAGTGTACCCAGGTGGAGTCGATGCCAACCTGGACGCTTCCTGTAGGCACCGTCTCTGGTTACGCGCACATTCTCCGCTACGGACGCGTGCGGGGCGTTGAGCGCGTGGTCGTCCGCCTGGGCGTTGATCCCCTTACCAATAGGGATAGTTACGCGGGAGTCCTCCATGGTTACGTGATAGGCATGTCGGCAGCGTGTCTAGCGTTGAGCCAGGTCACGATGCGATCGATAGCCTCCTGAACCGTCGTGGGCTGCGGGTCCCACAGAGTCGCGTCGCCGGGGGTATACTCGGAGGCAGCAGTAACGTCCCCGCTGATCTTCTTCATGGACCGCTCGATGTCCGAGAACATGCGGTCACCGGAGAACCCGTATCCGCGCTTTTGAATAGACGACATCAGGCAGTCGGGGGAAGTCGGCCGTACGCCACGTAGTCCTCGTATACGTCGCGCATCTGGTGGCCCTCACCGTGGTTCATAGAGCGACTAGCGTGGCGAATCCGGTCTAGCGCGGCGGCCTTCCGCATGTAGAGGTGCTGTGCCGAGGACTCTTCCTTCTCGAGGCACTTCGCTGCGGCGTCACAAACAATGAACTCGTCCCACCCGCTGTAGCTCTGGAAGGCAGCGAAATCGCCGTCAGACCAGTCCGGGGGGTACTGCACGTAGCGTACCCGGAACGAGTGAACAGCCTGCGGCGTGGGGATGAAGCGTACAACGGCGCCGGCACGAGTTGAGTCTGTGCTTCCCCCAACTCCCGGGAAGTAGACTCGGTACTGCACCATTGACTCATCGGACCAACCGGAAATGTCCTCAGCCTTGGCAGTCTCCCAGAACGAGAACCTGCGAAGTCTGCGCCACTTCCCGCTAAATAGCGCCTCTACCCCCAGAACGCGGTACACCGGGGCTACTACCTGTGACGTCAAGTTGGAATACAATATGTAGTCCTGCGTGCCGGCTGCTGTGCTGTCGGTGGGCGTAGTCATCACATAGTGGTCACCGCCGCCTTCCTCTAGAACGATGTCCCACAGTTCCCCTAGCGAGCCCTCTAGGTAGGCCTGGATTTCAACGTCAGTTACAAACTGCGTGTTCTCCATATCGGCACGGCGACGTACCTGGGTGGTGAGTTCTGCTAGCGTTACTGGACCGGGCATACCAACCTAGTGCGCGAAACCCGACCCCCATTTCTAGAGGCCGGGTTCAACGCGACTCGTTTCTTTGAGGGTTGTACGAAGCGCCTGATGAGTCGTTTCAGGACTTCAACCAAGTTAGACCGAGGATTCCTTGAGGCGGACGTGAAGTCGGAGCTTCGCCCCAGCGGTGGGGTCGTCGGCTGCCGGGGTAGCGATGAGCTTCCACGTCTCAACCTTTACGGTACGAGCACTCTCGCTGACGGCCCGGATAACCGGAACGAGGTCAAGAGTAGCGTCGTCTGTGATGCTAGCCGATACGTCGAACACACTGAGCGTTCCAGTACCGGGAAGCTGGATAGTGAAGGTCCCCAGAGCGTTACGCGTCCAGTCCGAGGTAGAGAACCCCGTGCCCTTGACGGCGGTAACTGTCCCCGTAGCACCCAGAGTGAAGACACACTCCAGGTCTACGAAGCCGTGGCCTAGTGTACCACGAAGGGGGGAAAGGATGCGCTGGATAGGCATTAGGTTACCTCGACTCAGCTAGGGAGAGTGACTCGGACGTTGTACCCCGGGGCGGAGCAACCGAACTGCGCGTAGTAACCCGCGCGCACCTCAACGCCGTCCTCGTTGCTGATACGAAGCATCTTCCCAGCGCCGTCCCCGTACTGGAGGATCTTGGGCGCCTTCCCGAGGCTGTACAGCTTGACGGTACGCTTGCTGAGTCCGTAGCAAACGCCCATCGGGATGTTGTGGTCAGAAGCGACCTGAGCGGTACCACGAGGCGTAGCGAGCGCGATCGTACGGAACCCGAACTTTCCGTTGCTACTCTTTACGACGTCGTATCGCACCTGGCCCTCCATCTCCTTGTCGAGCTTGACCCACTCCTCCGGGTTCATCCAGAAGACATCGGTCTTGCCACCCTCACGCTGAACGCGAGCAGAGGCGCTGATGAGACCCTCGCGGATACTCATGCTAGAGGCGTCGTAACGAACCCCGCCGAGGCGAGTCACGTCAACCGAGCGGTCCACCCCGAAGAACGCGGTAGAGCCCGGGGCCGAGGACGGGAACCAAGCGTCGAGACCACGAAGCTTCTTCGCAGCCGCACTAGACCCGTTCTGGGCGTCGCCGTCAACGTACAGGAAGTCACCGACGCCGATACCCGTGAGCGTACCGGAGTAGGTCAGTGTACCCGCGTCCCGGTCAACGTTGGTGATGGTCCCGGTACCCGACTGGAGCGTACCCCCGTCGCCGCCGGCCGCGTCAGACGCAACCAGCACCATGCCGACCTCGAAGTTGACGACATCGGACGCAGTGGCGAGCGTGATAACACCCGCAGCGACGCTACCAACGACGCCAATCGAACCGGTGCCACTGCGGGGAAGCGCACTAGCGATAGAACGAGTGGCAGCGCGGATGGCCGAGTTGATCTCAGTCACCGTGGCGCGCAGGAAGGCGTTGCGGTCACCCATCGAAGCCTCCATAGCCTCGTGGTCGATGTGGGCGATAGCGTAGTCGTGAACACGCGTGATAACGAAGTCGTCGAACTTCGATGCGCCCACGTTAGCAAGCGCGTTAGCAAACGTAGAGCTACGACCGGCAATCGGCGCGTACTGGAGGGGGATCGGCAGGTTCTTACCACCGAACTTGGTGTACTTGGGCATCCACGCGAGGAGGGGTTCATCCTCGTAGACCATGTTCTCTACCTTTAGAGGCAGATAGTGCTGCTTGAGCACCGAGTCCATGGACGCAACTGTCAGAGAAGCGGTCATTTGTGTTTAGTGGGGTTTAGGAAAACTGAAGTAGCGGAGCCAGTCGATCGATGCTCTCCTCTTCGGACAGCGATTCCCAATCTACTGAGTCATCCACTGATGTTGTCACAGTCTGACTAAGCGGCTCAGTCAGAGTTGCCGACGATTCGGCTGCCTTGTCGTTCCCACTTGACTCGCTTGAAGTGAACAGGGGTGAGTACTTCGATCGAAGCGACTCATTCTCAAGAGCTACCTTGAATAGTTCGGCTAGCCCTTCCTCAACAGCCTGAGCTGCGTCTTCATAACTTACGACGGTGCCTGTTCTAGCCAAGTGTTCCTGTACCGTATCGTGGACAAGGTTGATAGCGTTGGTAGCCGCGACATGGGGGAACTTCTCGGTGTTGCCGGTAACTACCTCGGAGGCGTGCTTGATGGAGTCCTCGTGCGCCTTCGCTGTGGCCTGCTGCTGGACGTACTGCTGCTGCTCCGCAAGTTGCTGCCGGAGAGCTGCTACCTCGCTGTGGAGCCGCTTATCGATGGGGGCCGTAACGGACTGAGCGAACTCGTTGGTGAGATCCTCGTACGTAACCCCCATCTTCTCGAGAGCACCAATACGGTCCCCACTCTGGGCAGCGTTGTAAGCCTCCATAAATGGGGCTAGCGCCTGCTGCTGGGCTGCTAGCTGCGCCTCGGCCTTGCCTAGCTGACGCATACGTACGTCGAGTTCGGCGGCCATACGGCTTACAGCGGGCTCAGGCTTCGTCTCGGGCGCTGGGGGCTCTGTGGCGGCCTCTGCGGGTGTCTCAGCGGCTTCTACGGACTCCGACGAGGCTTCGACCTGCTCCCCGTCTGCGGGCTCCTCGGCGGTCTCTGTGGACTCCTCGGCGGCCGACTCTGCGGGGAGGTCTGAGAACTCCTCTCCGGGGGTAAAGTCGAGGTCTGTAGGGGGAAGTTCGGATGCGTCGGCTGTGAATGGTTCTGCGGGAGTCTGAGCTACGGGATCGGACATGGGTAACCTACATCACTTGAGGTTGTGCCATCGGGGACTGACCATCAGTGCCTACCGGCGGCGGCGCCCCAGCGGTTGGCTGAGACTGAATCTGTTGCTGCTCTGCTAGTGCAGCTTTCCGCAGTACGTTGACCTGTGTCATCCATCGCCGTAGCATGTTTAGATGCTTTTCGGGGATGTCTTCAAGCTGTACGGCCCTATTGTACTCAGCAGAAGCGAGCTTTAGAGCCAGGGTCATATCGATGAACGGCTCCGGTGCTTCGTAGAGGCCCTCGTCGATGATATTCTCAAGGACACGCTCGATGTTGTCACGCTGAGCTGTCTCTAGGTCGAGGTCCCGGTCGATATCGGGAATGCGCAGTAGCCGCTGCCCACGCGCCGGGTCCGTGATTAGCCCCGACTCGAGAAGAGACTGCACAAACTGGAGCCTACCCGCCGGTGTGCTAGGAAGGGCCGACGCGGACTCAATGCGAAGAGAGAACTCGTCATCGTCCAGGTCGATCTGCTTCCACGGCACGGTCTGGATCGTGTACTTGTCCTTCGCCACTACGACGGGCTTGTTGATTTCCTTGGCGATGCGTACCATCTGCTTAGCGACGCCCAGGTGCATCCGCTCCCAAGCAATGATGACAGAGGCAAATCGCTCAGACTCAATGTCGTGGTACGTGTTGAGGGCGATACCGGATAGGCGCTGCGGCTTCCCGGACCCCGCGGACATCTGGCTAATACCTGAGATCTCGTACGCCTTGTTGAACAGCCAGTTCAGGTGGGCGAACATCTCCGGGTGGACTGACTGCGGTACCTCGAAGATGGGCTTTTGGCCTCGGTAGGGGACGACCATGCCGATCTTGTTGTTCAGGTAGGCGTTCAGTACTCGGCTGCCCTCCTCGACGAACACGCGGGGGACAGACACAAGGTGCATCGCTGCCTGAATCTTCTGTAGCAGGCGGTTGACCTCTACCTGGATACCGGTGAGTTCCTCGGCTAGACCGATACCCCAGAAGCCACGCGGCCGGCGGGTCCACCGAACGAACTCCCACGGCAGGGNCNCCCCCCAGGGCTCGTCTAGGAGGATGTCTCCGTCTGTAGCGATTACGTGACGCCCCTTCCCGAACTCCCCGCCACGGCGCCACACCTCGATACAGGTCACGCTGTCGGAGGCGGAATCATAGCTGTAGTCGTCTGCGTCCTCGATTCTGTCCCCAGCACGGGCGATTGCACCCTTCTTCTTAGGGAACTTGCCTGCGAGAGCCTTACGATCCACCGCCTTTCGCTGGAGCACCATGAACGGCTTGCGATTCAGTCCGTCCTGCTCGTCCACAAAAACCTCGCCTGGGTACACGCGCTCGAAAACCACGTCGTCGCCGCTTGCGTAGCCCTTGAGGCAGCCAGTACCCGTAATCGCTACGTCTTGGAACACGTCGGTAGCAATCTCCGACATATCCGACTCCGCGAACTGGTACTCAAAGTACTTCTTTAGGAACTTCGCCTTCCTGTTCACTGACCAGTTGCCGCCAGTAACCACGGGGACCGGCATGGGCTGATTCTTCGTGATCTTCGACGTGATCGTGTCTACGGCAGACTTCACCACGTTCAGCTTGAGCCGCTCATTGTCGAGCATGGCCCCACCGCCTACATCGTACAGCGTAGTTCCAGAAGACGACGTAGGAAGGTTGCCGTACATGCGGACGTGGCGGCGCAGTAGCTCGAGTCGGCCGGTACTCTGGTCGAACAGCCTCTTGTAGAAGGCAATCAGCTTATTGTGGAGCTCCTCATCTGTGGAGGCATCCCACCAGTCTACGTCGATGACTGAGGAGGGAAGCTCGTTGTCTTCTAGGTCGTATGCCATCAAACGCTACCAAACAGGTCCCGGTCAGAGTAGCCGTTGCTGGCGGCCTTAGGGGTCACTACCGGGCGCATATCGATTACCTCGGGTTCAGAGCGGTATAGCTCAGTTGGCCCGAACACAACTTCCTCGCCCTCAAACGTGAAGGACTGGACTCCGAGCTTGCGCATCCGCACAGCAAGGTCGTAGAAATCTTCAGTGGTCATCGCTCAAGTGTGCCCTTGACACGGGGCCGCAGGGTGCCTACACTCAACCAGTCGTCGGAGCATGGCGTCATCCGACACACACGGGGCCCGCTTACTCGGGGGAAGGTAGGCGGGCCTCGATTTCGCCTGGGTGGNGTAACGGAAGCACCCGTGTGTTGTATTCACGAGATGGGGGTTCGAGTCCCTCCCCGGGCATATGAGTAAGATTATCTTCGCCGGCAGTCAGAGCGCAGTCGATAGGGCTTGCGACGAACTGAGTGGAGAGACGCTGCTAGGGCTAGACGTAGAGACCAAGCCTGTAGGTGATAAGCAACACCTGTGCCTGGTCCAGCTTGCGTCACGAAGCACGGTATACGTACTCGACGTGCGTACTGTGCACGACCCCGGCAAGTTGAAAGCTATCCTAGAGAGCGAAACCATCGAGAAGGTGGTTCATAACGCCAGCTTTGAAACCCGCGTGCTGGCAGCTACCGGAATCACGCTAGAGAACGTGTACGACACCATGGTAGCCGCCAGGATGTTCTATCCGCAGGGTACCGGTCTCAGTCTGGCCGCCGTGTGCAAGCGAGAGCTAGACCTTGAGATGGACAAGACTCTGCAATGCTCTGACTGGTCTGCTAGGCCACTTTCGGAGGAGCAGATTCAGTACGCAGCCCTGGACGCCGAGGTGCTTCCTAAGCTGTACGACATCTTCAATGAACCGCAGTCAGCGGAGGCTACAGAAGCCGAACAAGAGGAGGAACCGGAGTTATGGGTGATTCAAGACGTAGCTGGGTCGTCGCGCGGGCTATTCAATGGGTTCTAACCAGAGGGGGACCCCGGAGTCAAGAGATTCTCGCGGAAACAGCCCTTCGCCATGCTGTGAAAGACCTTCTAGACGAAGCTGGTCTGCCTCCATCTGATCTTCCAAAACCTTCCAGTACTCCACAGAGCCGGTAGCCATCTTGTTCTCTTCTGGGGAGTAGAAGTACTGGCGGCACGCTCTCCAGCCGTACAGTAGGGCGTCCGAGAGGTGATTCGGGAACCGCTCGTCGATCGTTGTGTGGTCTACCTCCCCCGAGGTGGTCTCAAGCCACAGCAGGGACCCTAGCTCGTCGATGAGTTCCTGGTTCCTGGGCTTGTAGAACCGGAGCACCCCCGATTGCAGGTCTCCGTTGAGTAGCTCGATGTACGTGAGTTTCTTACTCTTCTGGGCGGGCTCAACGAACATGCCGAAGCGCTGGTTCATCTCCTCTACGTACCCCTTCCCGAAACCGCCAGTATCCGCTACGATCTTGGTGAAGTCGTAACGCTGTGCTAGGCGGTCCACTCGAGCGGCTACGGCTGACGGGATTAGCTTCGTCTCTGCCTTGGACTCGACAACCCAGCAGTAGCCCGTGGAGTCGTCATACCCGAGTACGACCATCGCTGTGGAGTCCTCGTACCCTAGGTCGATGCCCAGGACGTAGGTTAGCTCCCCCGCAGGCAGCGAGTGGACTACGTTACGGTCCTCCTGAATCTTGTAGACCACCCGGCTGTCATCATGCCACCCACTGGCCAAGATACTCACGCACGAAGGTGGGGTTATCGGGAAGCCAGTTGTTCCGCTTTCGGATGGTTGCTAGCTTCTCCGGTGTATGCGGGTGATACGGGTTGTCTACCGAGGACCAAGTGAATACGTCGTAGTTGAGCTCAGGCTTCGTGGTGACATCGTAGAAGAACCCCGAGCAGGCCACACCGGGAGTCCCCGCAAGAACGAGGGTACCGTCGTAATCGCTCAACGCGGGCTCTAGGATGCTTCGGATGAGGCTACGGATGAAGGGCCGGAAGTTCTGCCCCTCATCGATGACCACCAGCGGGTACTTGCCGCCGCGTAGACGCTGAATCTCGGTCTCGTCGTTGGCTCCGCAGAGAAAGATGATGGAGCCATTCGGAAGGGTGACTGTAAGCTCGTTTCGGTTCAGCTTTCCGCCTAGCTTCCACTCCTTATTTAGCTGTTCAAGCAGTAGCCAAATGTTCCTCTTGGCCTGGGCTCGGGTAAGGGTGATATACGGCACCTGGGCGTAGCTGTAGGTGGACGCAACCTTGAGCATGTAGAGGACCAGACCGTATGTCTTGCCTGCTCTACGTGTACAGAGCGCCGCCTTGAACTTCGACGGGCTTGTTACGAACCTACGCTGCTCCCCGAATAGGGAGTTGTTGAAGTCAACCCTTCCGGCGGCCTCTTTGCGTCTTAGCAGTTCTTCGAGGGCTAGGCGCCGGCTTTTCTCTATTGACATCCTTCTTCGGGGGGGTCTGTGCAGGCCAGTACTCCCGAACGTTGGCCCACGGGATAACCGAGTGGTCCCTAACGACAGCTACGCCAATCGGGGTGGCGTACATGGGGCCTGAGTTCTCCTCGGTCATGTGCTTAGGCCGCTTAGGGTGGTTTACTAGCCACACCTCGGCTACTCGTTCATTCATCTTCCCACCCTTCGGGCAACTGGTAGAATAGGGCATACGGATTGTACACCCACTCGATAGGCCGGTCCTCATGCCTAGCGTCGTAGGACATTCGACGAGGCCCGATGGCGTCCTTATCGCCACGGATAAACAGCTTGGACTTCTGCGTCTGGTGGGTTGTCATCACCACGTTCTGAGCCAGTCCTAGGCTGTCATTCTCCATCACGTAGTTGAACAGCCGCGCGGCAATGCCCTGCTCGCGGAACATATTCTTCACGTACACGTAGTGGAGGATGAGTACGTTATCGACAACCTGGAAGCACAACCACCCGAAGATCTGCTGAGGCCTCTCCGAGTTACAAGCTACCAGAATAGTAGACGACGGCACCAACCGCTCCAACACCTTGTGATGCTGGTTGTAGTAGACGCGGTTAGGCACCGTCGCATTGAAGTAGCCGTCTCGGAACGAGTTCAGCCAGCTACTTGTAATGAAGTCGATGTCGGTGTCGTTGGCTAGCCTTACGAAAATCTCTACTTCGTTCATACGTCACTCCCTCAATCAAGAGAGTGGTGACGTTACACGAAGATATCGTAAACCACAGGCTTGTTCACAGGGTTGTACCACAAGTCACAGATACAGGCGTTTACCACGTACACACTGCCCACAACGGACTGGCCTGGTGCTTCGTGGATATGCCCGCACACAGCGAGCGTCACCGGGTTACGCAGGAGATACTCAGTGAGCCAGCCGTCGCCGCAGGGCTCTCCGCGCCGGTTACTGTCCAGGCAACCCTGGGGNGGACCGTGCGAGATGAGGACGTTCGTATCGTCAGGAACCGCCTTCCACATCTCTCGACACTGGCGGTTGTCCGCCTGGAAAGCCCAGCTATTCCCGTAACGAGGAGTACGCGGCTCACCCCAGAACTTCACCCCTAGGCGCGTAACCCCCTCCGAGATGAGGCAGTCCACATCCCCAGGCAAGCGGTCGATAGCGTCCTCAGGGCACCGCTCGAAGGGTAGGTCGTGATTCCCGGGGATGACCACCTTTGCCGAGAAGTCCAGACGGTCGATCCAGTTTCCGAACATCTCAACCTGCTCCAAGGTACCTCGCCCGGGGCACATATCCCCTGCGTACACGAGGATGTCCCCATCTGGTACCTTGCACTGCCTGCCGTGCGTATCGGACATCAAAACCAGTCGAACGTAGTTCATTACTTTACCCCGTACCTTTCTAGTTCTTCTTCAGAGAGGGTTCCCTGAAGTCTCTCCAACAGTGCGTCATCGGACAGATCGGATACCTTGTCAGCTAGACGCTGCTCCCGCTCCTCCTGGCCCATCTGACGAATCATCTTCACGTATTCGGCTAGCTGCTTTGTCTCAGTAGGCGTCAGTACGACCCCCCGAGCTGCCTTGTCCATCAGGCTGTCTAGCTGCGTCATCACGATGCTGTAGCCTGCCGTGAGTAGGCTGTCCATGTGGGGGCGCTTCACCAACCCGGAAGCAAAGCCTCGCTTTAGAATGCCGTGCGCCACATGCTCTCCCTTCACGTCCTCTACGCGGATGGCGACGCCTGTTAGTTTATCCATCTTCCCGGTGGAGTCAAGGGGCTGCGTCGAGGCCGGCTCGTCCTCCTTGCCGGGGAGCCCGTGTTCCATCCGGCGGACCATTTTGTGGTTGCGTGTGGAGCTGCTCGGCTTGAAGCTGTACCTGTCTGATGCCATGGATTCGCCGCTAAGGGGTCTAGCTGCCTCTGTACGGCCCTCTGTGGGGGTGGGTGGTAGGGTAGGACATCTGAGTGCTGCAAGGGCTTAGAGAGGCTCCTAGGTGGCCTAGCGTGGGGCGCAGTAGGGGATGCGCTATGCGTCGGGGCCTGGGGGCCCATGAAGACACCCCCTAGATGCTTTCTAGAAAGCATAGACTGCATAGTAGGCATAGACTTCATAGTAAGCTACAGGCTACACCCATATACCCAACGCCTACTACGTAAGTAGCTACCTTTATAGTAGTCTTCATAGTATCCTAGTAAGCCTACTTCATAGTAGACTACATAGTAGGGGTGGGGGAAGGGCGTAGTAGCTGTACGGATAAGGCTCATCTATAGAAGCCTTCATAGTATCGTCGGGTGCAAACGGAGATAGTTGCTGTTTAGCCGAAGCACTTCCCCCAAAATATCCTCGAGGCAGCGCCGCAGAGAGTCTTTACTCCCAAAGCCTGCTAGCGATACCTTTTGTTGGGCTCGCTCGGTATTTGTGGCTGTTACTTATGTCGTTTTGCTTGGCAGGTTTTGTCACAGCTATATTCCGTGTTTTGCTAGGCAGGTGTATCCCAACGGGGGGGAGAAAAAAGTCAATGGGGCTTCCGGGGTACAGGGGGGCAACTACCCTTGCAGTCTACTGTCAACTAAACGTGCATACTGTAGGCAACGTAACTTGCACCCTACGATCCTAGTGACAACTAAACTTGACTACTAGGTGCAAGCTTACTTGCAGGCTACTGTCAACTTGGTGTGCTACCTCGAGGCCAGGTGACAACTAAACTTGGTGGCTACTGTCAAGCTGCCGTGCTGGCTACGACAAGATCTAGTGTGAGCTACACGCAAGGCGACTCGAGGCGTGCGTCAAGTAGTGGTGAGTAATACATGTTGTCACGCAGAAACTGAAAAAGGCCCCACTGCGGATGTGCAGTGGAACCTTTATTGTCGGGGTGAAAAGCTACTTACTAGCTAACCAACCCTTCGCTCGTGTCAGTCAAGTGCTAGTTGACCTCAACAAGCTCAAGCTCTGCCCGGATGAGCAAGTTGCGATCGCGGTAGTCTGACCATGATTCAATGGGCAAAGCGGAGTAGGCCCGTTGACGTCGCCGGATCGCGCGAAGCAACTCCCGCCGATCGTTGGGGTCAACCCCCAGAAGAGAGGCTGCCCCGGCGATCGACTCTGGCCACCTGTTGAACTGGTCACCCATGCTACAGACTCAGATCCATATCGAGGATCGGCTCCGTCGCCTTGACCTTGGCCCGTTCGGCCTTGATCAGTTCCCGGAGCGCCGCCGCCGCCTTCTCCAAGGCCTGGACGGGGCCATTGCCCACCCGCGGGGCCCGGAGCGGAATCCCCGCGATACCCTCCGCCGGGGTGCTGTCGAGGATCTTGGCGACGCGAGCGACGACCGTGGCGATCTGGTCAAGCCGGAGCTTGGACGCTGCCACAGTGGCTTCCTGACTCGGGCCGGGGGTGTCGGGCGCATCCTCAGCCGGGGGCGGCTCCGGGGCCTTCTGCGGGGGCGCGGGGGCCTTGCGGGTCCGCTTGCGGCTGCGCTTGGCGGCGGGGGATGCAGTCTTTGTCTCAGTCATTGTCGTTTTCTCCGTTGATTGTTGTGTTACGCGGCTACGATCACACTGTGCCGCTTGATGGTTGCAAGGTTGACAGTACCAACCCGGCGCCAGAGGATGAGGCGCCATGAAAGCAAAGCGTCGAAAAGAGCAAACCGCTCCTTACCGCTCATTGTCAATGTTCCTTTCGTTATTGGCGAGTAGCTGCTGGATCTCGTGAACCCGACGCCGGATGATGCGCTCCAAGTTCTCCGGCATACCTCCGGCTACGCTAGCGTGCTCAAGCTCTGCAATCAGTCCGGTCTTTTCGTATCGCAACTGCGCCACTTCTACATTCGTCATTGTGTCCCTCTTTCCCTCTCTCGCGCTCTCACGGGTACATCGTAGCATACTTTTGCCAACCCGTACCCAATTGTCACATAGTTGTCACAAATAGCCCGGACAAGGCGGCTTTCTCGAGACAACCCGATTAGGCTAGCAGAAGGTGACATATTTACTAGGGTACGCATGAGAGTTGCTTGCTTGAAATTTGGTCGCCGGCAAAGCGGTAAACCTCGACTTCTTCATCTCTCAGCCCTTAGCGTTGTGATAGCGTTTATGATGGCCATGTAAAATAACTGGTGCCTCTCAGATACTACGGCCGTATCGGTTGCAAGGGTTACGCGCCATGCCCCCCGGTCACGGTAGAAGGACACGCTACGGATAGCGCCCTCCCTTACCTTAGAAAGTAACAGCGCAATAGCAGGTGTCACTTGCTAGCCCCAGGTACGCAGTTGGTGACTAGTGGGTAGAAATCCTCGTCAACTACGCAGTTGCAATCATCGGAACAATCAAGCCAGAATGTAGACTCGTCCTCCGGCACATCCCATCCGTTCTCGGCANCCGACATAATGTCATCGTCGCGGAATAGCCACTTGAGGTCGGTAACCCGGTCATCACTGCGCCAGATCGAGTAGGCGTGGTTACCGCCGGAAGTGAGGTATTGAATCGTTGAATCAACATCCCTAGTGTATCGCAAAAGGTAGATCTTTGGGCCGAACTTGCGCAAGCGCCACACTACCTCTTCAGTCGAGTCTTCTGAAAGCTCTCCGCCGGTGATCTCTCTAAGGTAGTACCCAACGATACCGAAATCGTAGAGATCTTCCGGCGCATCCGAGGCTGAGATGAATACCTTGCTAGGGATGCCAAACGGTCGATACGGCCTGCTACCACCGGACCCGTACCCTTGCGCGTAGATACCGGACTGATAGGATTTGCCCAGCGGTGTCCCGTACACGCCGCAACTAGAGAAATCGCTGTACCCTTCGCTGATATCCAACCGGCGTTCTTCTAGCTTGGCTCCACCGGCGCGGATACGGTAAACGTCGCCCTCTTCTGGTGTAAGGTATGCAACCGTTTTGAAGCCGCTCTTTTCAAGGTACCGGGATATCCGCAGTCCACCGTTGGCCAGCCGATCATCGGAAACGTAGCATGTAGCCAAACCGCCGCTAACACGATCCTGAATAGTAAAGACAACTAGGTCTCCCATTACCATCCTAGACACGTAGAACGCACCTTTGTTGTCTACCCAGCTAACCGCCCCGTAACCATCAACATCGTCAACCGGCTTGTTGGTAGCAATACGGTAACACAGAGCTTGTGAGTCAACAGCGTACTCCGCGTTATCGATACCCTCTAGCTCACGATGATTGTAGACCATACCGTTGTGAGCAACAAACGTCTTTCGCTTTCTGTCGGTGTAGCGGAAAGGGTGAGCGTTTGCCTTTGTGATGTCACCCGTAGTAGCTAGCCTCGTATGCCCCATGAGCCAACAGGAGTCTGCTACCAGTCGAGCGAGCCGCACCTGGTCTGTCACCCTACCCACTTGCCGCTCATAGTGGGTACCGCTTGGCCTACCGATCACAACCCCCCAGGAATCTTTCCCCCGTGTTTCCGCCGCTTCCGACAGTAGGACGTAGAGTAGCCGTTGCTGAGTAAACCGCTTGTCACACACAAACCCAAATAGACCGCACATTAGAACTTCCCTCCGCCGCAGTAACTAGACCGCCGCTCGCCAAGTACCGCCCAATCGTCGCACTCGTCGTTATCATCGCAGTAACTACAGTCATAGTCGTTGCACGTTTCGGTACCTACCGCCGGCAAAGCGCTTGCCCTACTGTAAAGGTGACTTCCCCAGATGTACGCGGTAGCATCGTTACGGCCGATTTCTCTCGACTGTAGCTTTCGGATAAGAGCACTCGACCTACGCTCGTTCTTGGCGAATGATACCAAACGCGCCGCAGTGAGAGCATTCACCACAAGCCGCTCGTAAGACACAGCGGCCGGAAAGCACCGAAATTCAAGAGAACCATACTTTTCATGAGCGTCTACGTTTAGGGTAACGTATCGGTCGACGTTCGTGTCAAATACATGCCGGTAAGAGCTCCTAATCGAAGGAGCGGAGTATGCACCCACTAGGCTAGGTTCCGGCGATAGATGCACGTGCCTAGACAGCGGCCGGCAGTAGACACTACGGGTACGATGCGAGCACAACTTGCGCAAGTAGGTACCTTCTAGATAGTTCCACAGTACGAACACACGATATGCGTCCCTAGTACTGAGATCGCGCGCATCAACGTGGACGTGCCCGCCGCACGAGTTGTTGGCGATAGCGCCGTCTCTGCGGAATACCCTAGCCAAACGCTGTAGTCTCGCCATAAGCGTGTGACCGCTAGCGGCGCCGATAACCGCTTCAACTGTACCCGTTTGGGCTCTATCGGACCGGCGGATAGAACAATCGTCTTTGAGAGCTAGCCATCCTTCTCGCCCAAGCTCCAACAAGCCCCATGGTGAGCGCAGGCCGGCTAGCTCAGTCTCAA